GTATTGTTCTGTTTGGTGATAAGACTGCTCAGACAAAACCATCTGCCTTTGATCGTATCAATGTTCGCAGATTGTTTATTGTCCTTGAGAAAGCAATCTCCACGGCCGCGAAATATCAATTGTTCGAATTGAATGATGAATTCACTCGCGCGATGTTCCGCAATATGGTCGAACCATTCCTGCGAGATGTCAAGGGAAGAAGAGGCATCACGGACTTCTTGGTTGTCTGTGATGAAACAAATAACACCGGACAGGTTATAGATACCAACAGATTCGTCGCGGATATCTATATCAAACCTGCTCGTAGCATTAACTTCATTACGTTGAATTTCATTGCTACAAGAACCGGGGTTGAATTCAATGAACTCGCTGGTGCATCTGCCTAATAACAATTAGATAAAGGAAAACAAAATGGCTAATATTGACAATTTCAAAGCTAAATTAACAGGTGGTGGTGCAAGACCAAACCTCTTCAAGGTTATCTGTAACTTCCCAGCTGACGTTGGTGGAGACACAGAACTTGCTTCATTCTTGATCAAAGGTGCCGGTCTCCCGGCAAGTGTTATCGCTCCAATTGAGGTCCCGTACCGCGGGCGCAAACTCAAGGTTGCAGGTGATAGAACATTCGAACCATGGACAATCACTGTCATTAATGACGAGGGTTTTGTGATTCGGAATGCATTCGAAAAATGGATGAATTCTATCAATGAACATCTCAACAACGTTGGTCTGATTAATCCAAATGATTATCAGACAGACATGATTGTTCAGCAACTCGGTAAAGATGATACTATCCTGAAAACAATTGATTTGAAGGGTGTTTTCCCAACAAATCTCTCACAGATCGAATTGAACTATGAGACGAATGATACTATCGAAGAGTATACGGTTGAGCTTCAATATCAGTACTGGACGTCTAATACAACATCCTAATAATAACTAGGACGTAATCAATCAGGGTGTTAGGTGTAGAGATACACCTAGCACCTTATAGATAATATTATGGAACTATTTGGTTGGCAAATATCTCGTAGAATCAAGGATTCTTCTAAGAAGAAGAAATCCATCCCCGCTCTAGTACCTGAAAAGGATGATGGAGCGATTATCTCTACCGCAGCAGGTGGCCATTACGGTCAGTATGTTGATGTAAGTGGTGGAGATATAAAAAATCAAAATGATTTGATTCGCAAATATAGATGGGCGGCATCACAGCCAGAGATCGATATGGCGATCAATGACATCGTCGATCAGGCAATTGCCAGTGGTGATACAAGTGCACCCATTGCGCTTGTGATGACGGATCTTGATCAACCCGAGAAGGTTAAAGATGAAATCATCGATCAGTTTAATCATGTCATTAAACTTCTGAGTTTCAATTCGGATGCAACAGACATTTTTCGAGATTGGTATGTTGATGGTCGATTGTTCTATCATTTGATGATCGATCCGAAAAATCCAAAACTCGGTATCAAAGAAGTCCGAAAAGTTGATCCCACGAATATTCGTAAAGTCAAAGAGATCACAACGAAGACTGATCCAAAGACGATGATTTCCACCCAAGAGGTCTCGGCAGAATACTATGTGTATGGAGAGATTGAAGAGGGTGGTTCAACCTCCAGTGGAGTGAAGGTCGATGTCAATTCCGTGATATATTGCCCATCAGGAATGCAGGACGAGACCGGCAATAATGTGGTATCTCATATCCACAAAGCACTCAAATTGATCAATCAATTAAGAATGCTGGAAGATGCCTTGGTGATCTATCGAATTTCCAGGGCACCAGAACGGCGGATCTTCTATATTGATGTCGGTAACCTACCAAAGGGTAAGGCAGAACAATATGTCGAGGGCATCATGTCCAAGTATCGAAACAAGCTGGTATATGATGTCCAGACCGGTGATATTCGGGATGATCGAAAATCGATGTCCATGCTCGAAGATTTTTGGTTGCCGCGGCGAGAAGGTGGTCGTGGGACAGAAATCACGACACTCCCGGGTGGAGAAAATCTTGGGCAGATCGAGGATGTCTTGTTCTTCCAACGAAAACTCTATCGGTCATTGAATGTACCGATTAGTCGACTGGAACAGGATAACGCATTTTCATTGGGTCGTGCAACTGAGATCAACCGGGACGAGGTCAAATTCCAGAAATTTATCGATAAGCTTCGTAAGAAGTTCTCGGCTCTTATAATGGATATGCTCCGTGTGCAATTGATCCTCAAGGGAGTGATGACTGATGCGGATTGGCAAGTGATTCGCGAGGATATCTCATTTGATTTCCTGGAAGACAACTACTTTTCAGAACTTAAAGAAATGGAGATTCTGCGTGAACGCATGGAAATGCTGGCTCAGGTAGATGAATATATCGGTAAGTATTTCTCCCATGAATGGGTTCGTCGAAATATCCTGCGCCTGGACGATGAGACAATCAAACAGATGCAGCAACAGATCGAAGATGAAACCAAATCGGGTGAAATCGAAGGAGAAGAAGACGAAGAATAGGAAATGTAATCTCAAAAACTTAAATTGTATAAATATAATCATATGACGAATATCGAACAACTTTTTTCAGAAATTAAAGCTGGTAATAAAAAAGAAGCCAAATCTATTTTTAGTGGGATCATTGGTGACAAAGTGACAAAGGCACTTGATGTTCGGAAGGCCGCACTTGTCCAGAAGAGATTCAATGAACCCACCGAATCATGAAAGAACTAATTGAAGCTGCAAAGGAATTCGCTGCCGTAAAAGAGACCGAGAAGGTTCCGGGTGAACACCGGACACTCTGGGAGGCAGTGAAGAATTTCGAGATCATTGAAGAGAAGACTACCCCCGAGAAAGAATTTCGGCTTGCTTGCACAGAAGCACTAGACCATCTTAAAAAAGGTGACTGCGTGGAATGTGAAACTGCTGGAGGTATATTGAAAACCGTGATAGAGAAATTTCCAAACGCATAGATGAAAAATCTAATCGAAACTGCGAAGACTTTAAACTTAGAAGAAGCCCGGCGTGATGCAGGGACCCCAACAGGTGATCCTAAACGCGACGCGGATATGGATGCTACTTACGCGGACAACTTGGAAGACGGCACTCCGGGTTTAAATAAAAACATCTCAGCCGCACTTAAACAGTTGAAGAAACTACACAAAGATATCCTCAAAAAGGCCGAGAAAGAACTTGGATATCATTTCGAAAATATTCGTGTATATTTCGATGAACAATATACGGGTGCGAATACCGATCTTAGAGTAACCATCTCAGGTGATCCTAAAGTCCAAACAGCGAACTTTGGTGGATCATTGAGCATCACCAAAATCATACGTCTATGAAAAATTTAATCGAATCTATAAAGACAATTGCAACCATCCGGGCCGAAGGGGCTGCTAATGATCTCACTGAGAAGAGCCAAGAGACAGATGAAGCTGTCGTGAGCATTGATCATAAGAAGCAGGCCAGAGAAAAGGCCCTGTTTAAATGGGAAGACATTAATAAGGCGCTCGGACGCGTTGGAATATCACCTGCCGACATCAAAAAACTCTCCTCTGCACTGAGGGGGAAAGAACAATAATGAAACTAATCTCCGAACATATCGATCAGGATCTTGGATACACCATTACCGAAGGTAAGAATGGGGCAAAGAATGTCTTCATTGAAGGGGTATTCATGCAAGCGAACAAGAAGAATCGCAATAACAGAATTTACGAAAAGAGTATACTTGAAGGCGCTGTCAGCAAGTATGTTCAAGAACAGGTTAGTACGGGTCGTGCTGTCGGTGAATTGAATCACCCAGACGGTCCTACAATTAACCTCGATAAAGTTTCACATCGCATCACTGAACTGAAATGGAACGGTGATGATGTTGTTGGAAAGGCACTCATACTCGATACACCGATGGGTAAAATCGTGAAAGGACTCGTTGAAGGTGGAGTAAAGTTGGGTGTCTCTAGTCGTGGTATGGGAACAGTCGAGATGAAGGGTGGTGTAAGTCGTGTTAATAACGATTTCGCACTCTCTACTATTGATATCGTCCAAGATCCGTCCGCCCCTGGTGCATTTGTTAATGGCATTATGGAAGGTGTTGATTGGATCTGGGACAAGGGTATCTTAACTGCTCGGCAAATTGAAAAATACGAGACTGAAATCAAAGAAGCTTCAACAGCTGACCTTGCAAAGGTTCAGACAAAAGTCTTCCAAGATTTCCTCTCAAAACTCTAATCAGGAAGAAGTAACTACTATGGAAAAACAAACAAATCCCGAAGAAGAACTTCTAAATGATCTTGAGCTTTCTGAGGAAGCTGAGGTTGTTGAAGAAGGTAAGAAGCCCGTTGTTGAAGTCGAGAAAGAAGACGAAGACGACGATGAAGACGAAGATGAGGACGAAGAGGTCGATGAAGAAGTCGATGTCGACGCTGAGAAAGAAGATGAAGACGAAGATGAGGAAGAGGACGAGAAAGAAGAAGCAGTAACGAAGAAAGCCAAGGGTTCTTACAAAGAAGACCTTGACCTTCTTATTAACTCCACGGAAGGTCTTACGGAAGACTTCCAGGACAAAGCTGCCACAATCTTCGAAGCCGCCTTCACATCTAAGATTCATGAAACCACTGAGAAGCTGGAAGAGAAATACCAGGTTCAATTGGTTGAAGAGACTGATGCAATTCGCTCGGACCTCGTCGAGAAGGTCAATTCTTACCTTGATTATGCTGTGAATGAATGGGTCAAAGATAATGAAGTTGCCGTTGATGGCGGACTTCGTACTGAGATCACGGAAGATTTTATGGGTGCTTTGAAAACACTATTCACTGAACACTATATTGAAGTTCCTGAAAGCAAGGTGGACCTTTTCGATACGCTCGAAAAAGAATCTGTCCGGCTGAATGATGAACTACAAGAGAGCAAGAGTGGTACTGAGGCTCTGAAAGAAGAAATTGAAACTCTGAACCGTGAAAAGGTCCTGGGCGAAGCTTCTGACGATCTCACGACTACCCAAGCTGTTAAACTCGCTTCATTGGTCGAGGGCATTGAATTTGTTGATATCGATACTTTCACACGAAAGGTCGAGACCATCAAGGATTCAATCTTCTCTGGCAAGCAAATTGAAGAAAGCACTGAGGAAGAAAAGGGTATCATCGAAACTACTGAGATTGTTGAAGAGGGAGCTGACCTTGCGTCGGATCTTTCCCCGACAATGCAGAAATATTCTGATGCACTCTCTCGCCTCGCTAAAGGTAATTAACCCAAATACTAACTAACTAGAAAAAAACAACTATTATGTTTAACGCAGAAAACGCCCTTAAGAAATGGCAGCCCATCTTGGAACATGCCGACGCGCCTCCGATCAAGGATGCATACCGTATGGCTGTTACAGCCAAACTCCTCGAAAACACAGAGAACGCTCTCCGTGAACAGAGTCAGATGATGAACGAAGCTGTTGGTGGTACCGCTCAGGCGAGTGCGACCTACAGTGATCCTGTTCTCGTTTCCCTCGTTCGTCGTGCAATGCCCCAGCTTATCGCTTATGATATCTGTGGTGTTCAACCGATGAATGGCCCGACCGGACTCATCTTCGCGATGAAGTCGCGGTACAACGGTGTTGCTGTTACCGATAATGTCTCGGATGGTGATACAGAAGCTCTCTTTGATGTTGCTGATAACGGTTTCGCTGGAACCGGAACATCTCCGGCTGGTACTGGTAATACCAGTGCTACTGGTGAAGGTGATGTCACGGCCAACATGGGTTTCACTATCGAAAAGACCACGGTTACTGCTCACACACGTGCTCTGAAAGCTGAATACTCGATGGAACTCTCCCAGGATCTTAAGGCCATTCATGGTCTTGATGCCGAGAGTGAACTGTCGAATATCCTCTCTCAGGAAATCTTGAGTGAGATCAATCGCGAGGTTCTTTATAACATCCGACAGAACGCTGTTCTTGGTGCAGACCAGACCGGTGTTTCCACGAAGGGTGCATTTGATTTGGTTGCTGATGCTGATGGACGCTGGGCCATGGAGAGATTCCAATCCCTCTTGTTCCAGATCGACCTTGAGGCCAATCAGATCTTCACGAATACTCGCCGAGGTAAAGGTAACTGGGCTGTTGTTCATTCCGATGTTGCCTCTGCTCTTGCTGCCACTGGTAAGCTTGACTCCACGGGTGTCGGTTCCAACATTAACTCTGATTACGCTGGAAATACCCTCATCGGTTCCATCGGCGGCATGAAGGTGTATGTTGATCCCTTCGCTTCTTCTGGTGATGTGCTTATTGGTTACCGCGGTACCAGTCCATTCGATGCTGGTTTCTTCTACTGCCCGTACGTTCCGCTGACAATGGTGAGAGCCGTTGGTGAGGATGACTTCCAGCCGAAGATTGCCTTCAAGACTCGGTATGGTGTTGCTCATAACCCGATCATCAAGGATCAGGCGCTCAAGCCTTATCGTGATGGTTCTGATGCCAGTGCTGAAGCCGCTGCGTTCGACACTGGTACTGAAGGTGGACTTCTGACCGCTGGTGCGAATCCTTACTTCATGCGTTTCGGCGTCACATCGATCAACCTAGACAGCTAAGATAGCTATCTAAGAAATCACAGGGGTCTCCTTAGGGAGATCCCTTTTTAGTACCACCCTGGAAAAATCGAAAAGTATAAATAGAAGAGAATATGACCTTCACGGGATTCGCGTCCCCAAGGTCTCTACAATAATCCAGTTAAAGAAAGTATGCAGCATGAATATTTATAACACCCTCTACCACAATCTCGTGGAATCTCACAGATGTCTTAAAGAACAATGGGTTCCCATTGGCTCTGGTCTTGATCGCCATCACATTATTCCCAGACACGCAGGTGGAACTGATGATGAATCTAATTTTACCTACCTTACCCATCGTGAACACATCGCTGCTCACTGGTTACTGTGGAAAATCCATGGTCGAGATGGTGACAAAGCTGCCTGGCGAGTTATGAAAAATATGCCATATTGGCCGACAAGAACGGGGAAACCACACACAGACGAAACCAAAAAGAAAATGTCTGAATCCGCCATGGGTCGCAAAGCAACAGATGAGACCAAAAAGAAAATGTCTGCCGCCCAGAAGCTTAGAAAACCGCCAAGTGAAGAAACACGCCGGAAACAGGCCGAAACCCAACGGGGTCAGAAACGCAAACCCCTATCAGAGGAACACAAGCGAAAGATCGGCGAATCCTGTAAGAATCCCAGTGTAGAGACCCGAAGGAAAATCGGGGAAGCGGGTAAGGGCACAAAACGCACTGACGCGACTAAAAAGAAAATGCGTGAAGCCCAACTGGGTAAGAAACACACAGAGGAATCCCGGAAAAAGATGGCTGCCGCCAAGAAGGGTAAGAAACGCGGTCCCTATAAGAAACACCAGAGATAAATAAAGAATATGGCGAATAGTACTTTAACGACCAACTTTAACGGTCTATCCCCAACCGGATTTAAGCTGGTGATAGACAAAACGAAATACGCAAACGTCGAATACTTCGTCACGACCTTTTCTATCCCGGAACTCAATCTCGGTGAAGTCGCGGTATCTTATCGAGGAAGTATTGGGTATGTACCTGGTGATAGACCCGAGTATGGTGCATTGACACTTCGATTCTTGATTGATGAGGACATGAAGAACTACCTGGAGATTCATGACTGGATCCAGGATAATGTCACGAAGAAAACTATCACGAAGAATGATATGATTCTGTCTGTCCTCACAAGCGCCAACAATGTCAATAAGCAATTCCAATTCATTAGCGCCTTCCCGACGTCTATCTCGGGTGTGGAATTCAGTACACAGACAACGGATGTCGAGTACACGCAAGCAGATGTCACGTTTCGGTATGATCGGTTTGCTATCCTCTGATATATAATATATGACATTAGAAGACGTTTTGACAATGTGGCAGAAAGATTCTGTTATTGACGAACTGAACCTCGACCAAACATCTATAGCGTCCGCTAAACTCCATTCAAAATACCTAGAACTTCTGAGTATTTCTAAACTGAGATTGAACCGGAAAGTGACGGAGTTCGATGCCATGAAGAAAGACAAGTGGCTCTATTATGAGGGGAAAATGACGAAGACACAGATGGATGAGCTTGCGTGGCCCTATGATCCCTTTTTTGGCGGCACGAAACCAATGAAGAGTAACATGGATTATTACTACAAGGCAGATTCTGACCTCACTCGATTGCAGTCCCAGATTGACTATCAAAAGACCTTGGTTGATACACTGATTGATATAATGGATAATGTGAAATGGCGGCACCAGAACATTAGAAATATAATTGATTGGAAGCGCTTTACTGCAGGTGCATGAGATATGACTATCTATAACACCCTCTACCACAATCTCGTGGAATCCCGCAAATGCCTCAAGGAACAATGGGAACCCATTGGCTCTGG